ACATCTTCAAGGGTAAGGGTTCCCTGATCGTAAGCAGCATCAAACTGTTCCTTCCAGAAATCAACATTCTTAGCCTCGTTACTGCGACCCAGGTGAGCCTTTAGTCGATCAGTAGGGATACCCTTCCGTTCAGCTTCAGCAATAAGGTCAGTCAGCGTCTTCGCTGAACCATCCCAGTTCTCATCAACCCACTCAAGGAGAGCTTTCTCTGCAGCCTTTTGCTGTTGACGTTCCTCAGCTTGATTCAGATTAAACTCAGCTTCTGCGTCCTTACGTCGTGTAGTGATCAGATCATCGTATTCACGACCAAAGCGATCCTTCATGCTCTGACCGTTGTCGGTCATTGCACCACTAAGGATACGCTCTACATCTTGTTCGGAGTAGCGAGTGGTATCACCAAGCTCCTTATACAGCATCTGACGGGCCTTACCTAATCCAATAGGAGTAGTTCCATCTTCACCATACGTGCGTGCAATGGTACGGAGAGCATCCGTAAATGCCTCTCCAGACTTAGACCTGAAGAGGTTCTCCATGGTCTCTGTACGCATGTCATCCGACTTGGTTACAATGTCAGCTGTACGTGCTTGGTTAACAAGTGCATTGTATTGACCGCGCATCTTAACGAGGCCTTCTGCTAGGAAGTCTGCCTTAAGACCAAACAGACCTTTCTCCTTAATGAAGGACTCAAAGACCTGTGGCATAGCAGCTTGCCTGTCAGCAGCTGTTATTGCACCCATGTCAGAGAGCATAGTCTGGGCATAGCCAGGAAACTCTCCGACATTCATATCCCAATAAGCTTTGAGACGACCGTAGTCTCTCCACTTATTACCACTCATTAGGTTCATCACCACGTCAGCAGGGGCTCCTACTGCTTGGAAGCTTTCAGCAACACGGTCCTTTGCTTCACCAGTAGCTTTAAGCAGTGTCTCACCTTGAGCAACTGCTGCCTGACGTTCAGGTGTAAAGGCACCATTAGCCATCTCCATATAGCCAGTCTTCATATCGTTCTCGTTCTTGGTCTTCTGGAACTCCATCAGACCATCAGCGATAGTAGTGCTGAATTTAGACAAGCTCTCCATTGTACCGACAATGGACTTCTGCTCTTGGATGCTATTGGAGATTACGGTCCTAGCTTTAGCATCTACAGCGTTCTGCCGGTTCTCCCGGTATTTCTGTAGAAGGTTGTGATTCTGTTCTCTGTTGCGTTGTTCCTTGCTGAACTTACGGTCAAGTCCAGCTTCATATTCATTGCGAACGTCCCTAATAGCTCGCCTGTTATCCTCCATACCCCGTAGGACACGTGAGTCGTGCTCTTGCATTCTTTGCAGAGCAGCATAGGGAGCTTTAATAGGATCGAAACCAACGCTGCGGGCGTGCCCTTTGTAATTTACTTGATCCATTTGTTATCCTATTGGTTTAACACCAAAGGTTGGGTTAGCTAAATAGTTTGGAATCTTACTGCCGTCAAAAAACGATGTATCCATCGGTGGCTTACTGTTTGTACCTATTGCTTTCACAATACTTCCACCAAGTTGTGATACACCCTCCATGATTGCTCCAGGCATAGACGACGATACTGTGCCCATAACTGGCTTAGGACCATAGTCAAACACTTTCGGTTTACGCGGATCCTGGAAGACAGTACGTGGTGTAGTAAGAGGCTTAGGAGCTTGTGGCAAACGTTCTGGCTTCAACATACGTGCAGCTTCTGCAGCAATGTCAGCACCAAACTTATCTGCAGCAATCTTCTTCAGTGCTGCTTGTGTCTCACCTTTTGCACTAAGAAGTGACTCTGCAAGGATCGCTTGATTACGACCAAGTGATGCAAGCACCACCTGATCGCTCTTTCCAGCACTCCTACCCTGCTGTCCTTTAACAGCAGCTGCGCCTTCAGCTTCCATCGACTTGATCACAATGTCTTGGTTCTGGAAGGCAATCTCATTGGTTGCATCTTCAAGGCGACGCATCTCAGCTTCCCTAGCAGCACTTGCTGCCATGTTGTTGTAGGAGAGCTGTTGTCCATATAGCTTCTCAGACTTAGCGTATTGCCTCATCTGAGAGGCATACTCATAGTCTTGGATCTTCAGACTGTGTTGCCAGTCCTGAAGATTAGTGGCGTCTCTATAGGCTGCTGCAGTCTCATCATTCTGGCGGTCAATCTTTACGCCACGCTTGGCAAATCGATAGTCAGCGTTGAGCCTACGCTTGTTATACCGATAGGCTTGCTTTTGTTGCTTATACTGGGCCTTTGCTTGCTTTCGTGCTGCCGCGTCAGCCGATGATGCACCAAAAATACCGGAACCAGCACTTACAGCACTAATGCCCATCATTAAGGCGTCATCCCATCCCATTACCATCTCTACGCTCTCCTATAGAAACCAGCGGAATATTGTCCTTCCCACATCATCGCCACAAGACTGACAGGGAATGGGTTATTAGATAATACTTTCATAACATAGTTGTCAGGCTTTTGATAGATGGGGACTTTATAGACATACGAATCTCGATACGGAGATGTATCAGCCGGATATGTATCAGCTATCTGGATACCTGAAATATCGGTCCACTCGGTCCTTGTGTTGTCTTTTATGTTGAACGACACTGAACCACCCAGACCTGTATAGAACTTCATGCGAGCTGTTGTGGTATGTCCTGTAAAGTCATACCCCTGATCCCCTGCTGAGTAGTTGTACCTTGGGAGTGTTACCTCCATTTGATATTGGTAACCTACATAGATGTAGTTTCCTATGACGTTGCCTGGGATCTCAAAATAGTTACCACTACCATCAGTCTGGATAGTTGCTGTGCTGAACAGACCTGAATACTTCAGGTTGCTTGGGTTTACCTTCAGTAGGCCAACAACATAAGCAATAGCTTTACTTGTGTTGTAATGACTAGGTAGATACACCTTCGTAACCCCATCAGCAAAGGTAGGGGTAGTTGTGATCTCAGACCAGCTATCAAGGTACGGATCAACAGTATTGCCAAAGTAGTTTGTGAGGCCACCAGTACTTGGTGATTGCACAAGCTTATGGCTGAGTATGCTGTAACCTGTTGAACCGGAAGTGACTACATATAGTACGTCTTGTTGAATAGCAGTATGTACTACATTGTCCGGTAGTGTCCACTTGACCCATGCAGCCAGCTTACGTTCATCTCCTTCTTCATAATATCTAAACATGTAGATATTGGGAGACGTCTTTCCAGCACCAATCCACAGTCCATTCTGTGAACTACCAATTGAGCTTGTGATATTATTAGGAATCCATTCAGGTACAATCTTGCTTGATTCTGTGACAGTAGGCGCCTCACGTTGACCCCTTGTGAAGATCTCAAAGGCACGTGTCCAGCTTTGGTTACGGCTAAGGAACATAACCGTAGAACCTAGATCAGCAGGCTTCAGATATTTATCACATTCGTAATTACTGATTGTACGAATAGTTGTACTTGATGGCGTCCATACACCGTTCTCAGCTTCCATTAGGAATTGCTGGCTGTCACTGAATAGCAGCAGACCCTGTGATATCGGGTTCACTGCATTCAACACTGCAGGCTTAATACTTGCACAGCTCAAGTCAATAGGGTCACTAATGACTTGTGTAGTTGCTGACTTATGGTAGAAGTTAAAGTAGTCACCTGCTACTGACATCGACACATTGTCTTCAGTCAGGAAGCCAAGGCGATTGTTGAACAGGAAGATATCCTGAATCTTTTTATTTACAAAGCTTGGGTGCTCATTGCTATCGTCATCACCGACGCCTCTTGGTTCCCACGTCAAAGCCAAGCCATTGACCGTTACGGACCCATTCAATGGTGCAACCTGGAATGTCCCGTTACCTAACCTCAGTAAGACAACAGGCATGGAAGCGGGATCTATACCGGGACTTACTGTTGGTGATACAGTTTCTTCCCAGTAGCCCTTACCACTTACGCTGTCTTGTGCTACAAACTTGAGATAGAAATCATCCTTATCTGCAGAGGTGTTGGCTACTTTGACAACAATATTGTGCTTTGACTGTTCAGGAAGTCGGTTGAATGTATCTACACTATCCTGGATGATCCTCAGGTATTTGCCGTCAGGACCAGCTTCCGCCTTTACATCCGTCGTAGAGCTAAACTCTAGATAGATCGTGTTATCAATAATTGTCTTTGTCGTATAGCCAGAAGAGATGGCATTTGATATACCATTGACAATCTCAGATAACTCCAGTGGTAGTACCTGCGGTGGTGGTGTACCAGTTACATAGTTAGTTCTGCTGGTATACGTGTATGTAGTATTTCCAACTGTGACCTTGTACTTGGTGTCGTATTCAACCGTATGTACGATGATGATCGCATACTTCCTAGCAGTGAAGCTGGGAGCTGCTAGCGCTGTTACGGTCTTTTCTGAATTACATAGGTACGTGAAGTCGTTAATAGACAGGCTCTTAATGTTTCGCTCATCAGTAGCAGTCAGATACGACCGTGTTCCGGCTGTATCTGTTACCGTCTTCTCTGTACCATCAAGCGTATCCCATACCCTTACAATGCCTGTAGCCTTTGCAATGGAGACAATGTACTTAGTGCTTTCATCTCTAAAGACCGACAGCCAAGCATCATTATCTAAGGATTGTGCAGTGGCTACATTTGCCAGCTTACCTAGGAACTTACCTCCAGGTCGCTTAATAAGGCCTAATGTGGTATCTGGATAGACATTCAATGCTTCCTTCACTTGGCCTGGAAAGAGTTTCTCATCTGCTTGTTGAGAGACTCCTCCAAGGAAGTTAGGGATCTTCTGTGTTACCGCTGTCATCGTGCCAATGCTCGGAATGGTTGATAGCTGTTGTAGAAGTCGTTACCTTTCTTGAAACCAAACATTGTGTAGTCACCTTCATTGCAGTCATATTCAATGCAGATGGACCTACGCCATCCTTCAAATGCTGCAAGTGTTTGTGCTAGGTTTACATCACCAACAAGCCG